TCAAATATACAACAAATTTTAATAATACCAAAACAAGGGTAGTTTTTTTTTATATTTTTTTTTGCTATGTTTGGGGTATGGGAGCTTTAAAGGGAAACGATTATTATAAGTTGCGTTCAAAAGATGGTAGGGATAAAATTTTTAAAAACCCAGAAGATCTTTTGAATGCTTGTAACGATTATTTTAATTGGTGCTTGTCAAATCCTCTTTACGAAACAGTTGTACAAAAAATAAAAGTAAGTAGGGATCAAGAGGAAATTAAACTTGTTGAATTACCAAAAATGCGAGCTTTTACTATACAAGGCCTTTGTAACTACTTGGATATAAGCGTTAAATGCTTTAATTTATATGAGGAAAGAGAAGATTTTGTTCCAATCACTACGCGTGTACGACAAATAATTTACAACCAAAAGTTTGAGGGCGCTGCTTCGGGCTTCCTTAATGCTAATATAATTGCCAGAGATTTAGGGTTAGTAGATAAAAAGGAACAAAATATAGTAACAGAACAACCACTATTTGGAGATGAATAATAATGCATTTAGTACAGGAGTTCAACGGATTTCGATATACGACAGCTATACGAAAACTTCGGAAATTAAATAAGCGTATTAAAAAAATACCTGGAGGAACGAGTGCAGGAAAAACATTTGGTATACTCCCTTTACTAATCGATAAAGCTACAAAAAAACCTCTTTTAGAAATATCAGTAGTTTCTGAATCTATTCCTCACCTACGTAAGGGAGCAATGAAAGATTTTTTAAAAATAATGAAAGCTACCGGTAGATATATTGATAAAAATTGGAACAGAACCTATTTAACTTATACATTCTCAAACGGTTCATTTATAGAGTTTTTTAGTGCTGATCAAGAAGATAAAGTACGTGGTCCTAGAAGAAATATTTTATACGTAAATGAGTGCAATAATCTTGCATTTGAAACATATCACCAATTAGCTATTAGAACTGATTTGGAAATATGGCTTGATTATAATCCTACTGCTGAATTTTGGATTCATACTGAGTTAACAGATGATGAAGATTCTGAGGAAATTGTATTAACCTATAAGGATAATGAAGGGTTATCAGAAAGTATTATTAAGGAAATAGAAAAAGCACTTCATAAAGCTTTTTTTAATCCTGATTTTCCGATAGAAAAACTTTTTCAAGAATCTAATATTAAAAACAACTATTGGGCTAACTGGTGGAAAGTCTATGGCTTAGGCCAAGTAGGATCCTTAGATGGAGTCGTTTTCTCGAATTGGAAAACAATAGATAACATTCCTAAAGATGCAATTTACATTGGAAATGGATTGGATTTTGGTTACTCAAATGATCCTACAGCAATAATAGAATTTTACGATTGGAATGGGAAAATAATTTGGAATGAAATAACATACCAAAAAGGACTTCTTAATTCACAAATAGCTTCAATTCTAAATAAAAACAATCTAATAACAGTTGCTGAGAGCGCAGAACCTAAATCAATCGCAGAAATAAAACTTCACGGAGTTTCAATAATTCCGACAGAAAAAGGACCTGATTCTATTCAGTTTGGTATACAGTTAATTCAAGAAAAGGATTTTTTAGTGACGTCAAAAAGCCTTAATCTGATTAAGGAATTGAGGGGATATGTTTGGAAGACTGACAAAACAGGAAAATCATTAAACGTACCAATAGATGACTTCAATCACGCTATTGACGCAGCCAGATACTTTTATCTTTGGAAGTTCAAACCTAAGAAGCCACGTTCATTTTTTGGAATTTGACCAAAATCACTATCTTAACCGAAAAAAAGAAATGGGCCTATTCGATAATATTAAGAAATTCTTTTCTTTCAATAATCAAGGTTTCTCCCCTGCTATATCAAGAAGACAATTGGTAGGTAACAACTTGCCGTTTATTGGAGCTGATGACAAGTCGAGATACATTAACGATTATGAGCGTGTCAAGTATATGTATGCCGTAATTTCTTGGATTGCTCAGAAAGCCGCTAAAGTGCCTTTTGTCTTGTATGAGCAAAAAAATGATGGCACGAAAGAACAAAAAAACGTACATAGGCTGCTTGAAATCATGGAGAGGCCTAACAGCTACCAATCGAGGATGACATTTCTTTTCCAGATGTACGGCTATCTACTTAGTACTGGTGTTGCTTACATCTACAAACCTAAACTAGCGAGCTCAGGGCGGTTTACTGAAATGCATGTTATCCCCTCCGATTTTGTGCAGCCTGTTTACGAGAGACAATTTCAAGGCCCAAGCGCTTACATTATCAAAAATCAAGCTATTACTTTGCCACCGGATGAAGTGATGATGATTAATTTTCCATCTTTAAAGTTTGAGCTTGTCGGTCTTGGAGAGGAGGGTCATTCTCCAGCTCAGGCGCTTAGATCTGTCTTGCAAAAAACCGTTGACATTGACAAAGCTGACCTTGCAACTATTCAGAATGGAGGTGTTAACGGGATTATATCCGATAAGTCATTCGAGGGTAACGTTTCACCAGAACAGCGTGCAATAGTTGAAAAAACCTTGATGGATAAGGCTTACGGATCTGACAACCGTGGTAGATGGCTGTTCACTAGTGGCGATATTTCCTTCATTCCAATTGGTATGAGTCCAATTGATTTGAATCTGTATGAAGCCAATACCCAAGTTTTACGGGATATTTGCATTGTTTACAAGGTTCCGTATCTAATTTTTGATCAGAAAGACAACAATGCGTCTTACGGCACAGCGATGAGAGAGGCGAGAAAAGCAGCCTACACAGACGCAATATTACCTATTGTTGAGAACTTCATTGATCAGATTAACACATTGGATTTCTCAGGCTTCCAATCAGGACGAAATAAGCTAGTTTTTGACTATTCTACCGCTGAAATTGAGGAATTACAGCAAGATATGAAGGTGCAAGCCGATACATTATCTGCTCAATGGTGGAAGCCTATTGGCATGAAACAACGTGAGTCCGGCATGGAAGTAGATCCGCAGTTTGAAAACGTCTACATGATTCCAAGCGGTCTTGTTAGGTTGGAAGATTTTGACTTCAACCTAGAGGCCGAACGCATAAGGGAAGAGTTCAGGAGCTTAGAGAGTAGATTTGAATGAGTACAGCAGCGCAACGTTTCAGGCAGATTGAGAACAGGAGGCGAAGATTAGAGCGAAAGTACATACCTATGTTACATCTGGCTATTAGGTCTCAATTAAGGCGATTTGCTGATAGGATTTCAAGAAACCCTCAATTGCTGTTGATGCCTTCGGATTTGCTAATCCAAGAAAATTTCAACAGTCAGATATTTGAGGATGTCTATACTCAGATGTATACGGATACGGCTTTAATATTCTACCAAAGTCAAATACCGATTATAAGAAAAAGACTATCTGCTGAAATGTGGATAGCCTTTGTTCAGGATTATATTCGAAAAAATGGAGGTGTTCGGATAAGTCAGGTTAACAACTTCACGAAAACCTATGTATTGTCGAGATTGAAATTGATATTGAAAAAAGGCATTGATGAAGGATTGGGGATTGAGGCGATTTCAAAACTAGTAGTTGAGAACATAGAAGAATATTCTGGTAAGTTTGCAATGTATCGTGCTGAAAGAATTGCAAGGACTGAAATAGTGAGTGTAAGCAATTGGGCATCTTTGGAAAGCGCTAGAAGCTCAGGTGTTAGCGATTTGATTAAAAAGAAGTGGTTAGTTACTCAAGATGACAGGACTAGAGATACTCATTTAGCAATGGAAAATCACCCTGCAATAGGTTTTGATGAGCGTTTCACGGTTCCGAAAGTTGATGGCACTTTTGACTTGATGCTTTACCCAGGGGATCCAGATGGTAGTGCAGAAAATGTCATTAATTGCAGATGTACGGTCGTCTATGAGCGGAAGTGAAAAAAAAGGATAGCTTTTGGCTATCCTTCATTGTTTAGGTATTCTTCTAGTTTTTGAGCTAGGTATTTGTTAACCTCCCAATATCCTATTTTTTTGCATTCATCTTTTGCAGATTCAGACAGTATGAAATAGAAATGGCCTGAATCAACATTACCACCATCGGGCTCAACCCTAATCATCTCAACAACTCTTTTAGCCCATTTACCTTTCCAGTAGATGGGTGCTCCACCTTCTCCAGGGAAAGCTAAATACAAAGTGTCAGCATGTTTTGCGTAAGTCCAATTCTCGGGATTGCTTTCTTTGCAAGAAACTCCATGAAAGTTGTCATACCAATCAGCTTCAAATTTATCACCTACCTTTATTTCACCAAACCTTTCAAAAGCCTCTTTTTTGAGTTGTTGAACGTATGCTTCTTCGGTGGAGGGTTTAAATGTATTTCCATAATTCTTCTTAACAGAATAATCAAAATCAATAATTCCAGTTATTTTTCCGCCTATATCTGCATTAAATACTGTTAATTTACCTCCTACTACTTCAACCCTATAAACCTTTCCTTGTTTATAATAGTCAAGACTATTAGAATTAACACACTCTGCAAATTCTACATTTTTCCAAATGTTTTTTTTCTTAATGGTTGCAATAATTTTAGCATCCTCATGAATATCTACGATTAATTGGAATCCCTCTTTTTCGCAAATCTGTTTTAGCCTGTCTAAATCTTGTTGTTTCATTTTATAGAAATATTTTTG